ATACTTCTGGATGCTCATTGTCAAACAACTTAAAACTATCTTCATTAAATTTACTCATGCATATTCTCCCTGCTTAACTTTCTTATAGAAATACTCAGGGCCGCGTGAACTATACCACTTGTCTACTGCATTAGTTCTCCACTTACCTGTCGCTACTATGTAAGTGAACTCATTATCAATAACTAAGTTACGTCCGTACCCTTGGTCTAGTACCTCAGCACCCAACTCATCAAACTCTATCAGCACACCCACTCGCTTGAGGGATACCTTGATAGCTTGCCTAGCTGATGGGTCACTGCTGTTACCTAACAGGTGCATCAGATCATCACGCTTCTCTACCAGTTCATCGTATGTCATAACTCATCCTCCTCTAATACTTCTAACATTCTACCAGTAATGTGATCATACAGTAAAGGGGATGCCTTACCTGTGATGCCGCAGAAACGATTCTTGAGTACCCGTATATGGGTGGTGTTACGCTCCTCTGGATCCTCAGCCTGACCATTACGTTCAAGACCTAGAACCATATCACTAAGCTGTGCTATAGAGCCAGAGCCACGAAGCTGTGACAGGCTGGTGACAGCACCTTCCTCATGACCCTTACTGTCGGGACGCTTGAGGTGTGAAACGATGAACAAGGCTATCCCTGTCTCCTGTACGAGCATCCTCAGCCTAGTCATGATCTCATCTAGTGCCTTGCGTTCATCACCATTAGCCTGTGCTGATACCACAATGGATACATGGTCAAGCACAATGTACTTACACCCTAACCCCTTAGCCATGTACCTGACTCGACTAACAATATTATCTACACCAGTAGAACCGAAGTGATCAAACAGGAACACACGATCAGTGCCTAGTGTGGCATCGAATGCATCCTTACGTTCCTCATCTGTAGCTACAGTATCAGGTAGGTGCAGAGGTTTGTTAGCTGCTAGACTCATAAGAGACAGTGCTGCTTTCTTTATACTCTCCTCAAGGAATAGTATACCTATGTTATCTTCAGTCTTACTAATGATCTGCCAGATAATCTCTCGCATGAACTGACTTTTACCTAGCCCAGATCCAGCCGTAACTGTAACCAACTCCCCGAATCGGATTCCATAAGTGAGCTTATTGATCCCTTCATATGGGTAGAGACAGTCGGCAGGTGCAATGGGCTTATTAACTTCATCCCACAAGCTACTTCCTGCAACAATTCCATCGGGTACAAATCTTTCTGAAGACCACCAGCGATCAACAAACTCTTTGTTGCGTCCGAACTTAACATAATCATTTGCATCCTTCTCATCCTTAGTGTGTTTGAATACCTTAGCCTTGCCACCGAACAACTCAGCTACTTGGTTAGCAGCTTTGATACCTGACTCATCTGCGTCAAAGCACACTACAATATTCTCGTAGCTGTCAAGGTACTCATAGCTGGCACGACAGTCCTTCAGTGCTGCACTGCTACCATTCTTTATAGATACTACAGGGTACTTACTACCAAGCATCTGATAGGCAGACATAGCATCGTACTCACCCTCAGTTATGGTGATGTACTTACCACCCTTGGTGAATAGGTTCTGTCCGAATAGAACAGTGTCCTTCCAGTTACCTTGAGTGCGGAAGTCTTTCTCAGGTGAGCGTGTCTTAGCACCAACTAAGTACCCATCCTTATCATGATACCCAAAGTGCATGACCTCGCCTTGAAGCTGTGCCTTATACGCCTTACAGGTGTCGCTTGATATGCCTCGGTTGACAACACTCTTGTATTGTCCAGACATTAAACTTTCTTTCAACTTATCAAAGTTACCATTCGGTTTCTTATCGGTACTACTTACTGTCTCCATACTATCTCCTACCTTCTTTCTTGTTTCACATACGAAGCAGTGTGACCAGCCCTTATCATCTACGGACATGCCATCACTGCTACTACAATCATCACACGCTAAATGCGTCCTTAGAAATGCCATTAGTAAAGTCCTCATATTCCCTAGGGTTCATGATATGAGATAGCACTGTGTCTAAAGCGATCAGTGTGTCCCACTTCTGCGAGTCATAACTCTCCTCATACACGACAATGAAGTAGTCCATGAGAACTTCTACTGCTATCTCGTTAGCTTGGTCAACTCCTATCTCAATTTTAATTGTCATTGCCTACCTCCAATAGTTTAGCTTTAAGTTTAACAACCTGCTCAATATTGTAAGTCGCAAACCTACCTCCTAGTCTTATGGCTGTCTCATAGTTATCAATCTCTTTCTGTATGTATATACGTTGCTTAGACTCTGATAACTTTTGCTTAAGAGATTTATTCCTAAGCGTTTTGATCTGCATTTCTGTCACTCTTCCTCCTCCATAATGTCATTGATTAGTTTCTGCTGCCTCTGATTAATAGCTATCATTAACATCTTCTCATGCACATGCCATGCACAAGTGTTAGATGATCTATGTAGTAACTTAGCTATGTTATTGTATGATACATTCATAGCCCTAAGCTTAACTATCCTCAGTAAATCAAGCTCAGTGATGGGATTATAGTTTGTCCTAGGCTGCTTGGCAAGCACTGATTTTGCAGGGACATTGTAACTCTCCTTAATCTTAGGTTTAAATATGATACTCATAACCTTCCACCTCCACTTGGTCTGCTTGATACTCTGCTCTTGCTTCCGCTACCATAGCCTGTACAGCAGGGTCATCACTAGCTGCTAGTATCTCAAAGATGTAGCTGTCTTTCTCTATCATCTTGAGGTACATCTCTGGTACGATAACAGTACGAGTATTCATAGGATCAACTAAGTTCTTAACATACCTACAGTCCATGTCCTCAACCACTGTGCTAGGTGACAAGCCTTGCTTAACTCTGTCTTTTAAAATTGTCATGTTACTTTCTCCAATGTTTCCTAGGAAACTTAACCTACTATATTAACTCTCACCCTACATTAATGTAAAGGGATATGTTAGAATCTATACTTCAGAGTTTAACAGAGAATAATAATAATTAATATTTTAGTACCTCTCTACAGAAATCTAAAGAGGACTCTGTAGTGTGACCTTGTTCTATAAGAGTCAGGCTACAATGATACATAGAATCATGATCATTAGGATCCATCATCTTTAGTCCAATGACTAGCACCACTGCCATCAACATACATCACTATCTGGCAACTCTTCAATCAGACCATTGATTGTATCCACCTTAACACTAGCTTTATGAACAGCTTCCTTCACTGCACCCTGTAGTGCATCAAGCCAAGGTGTGTACAACTGAGTTGCTTTCTTCATTCCATTGACAATATCCTCAGCCTCATCCAGTGCATAGTGGTGACGCTCTGCTTCAAACAACTGATGGTGTAATTCAAATAATGTAGTCATGATACTCTCCTCTACTTAGTAACAAACAATACAATGTCTTCACCTGTACGTAGGTCAGACACAGGGATAGCTACACCATTCTCTGGTGGTGACACAGCCCCAACATAAGTCCATGACTTACCTGCTGCCAAGTCAGACTTAACAGCACTGACAAACTCAGGGTTATCTATCGTGAACATTGCACTCATTAACATGATACCTATAAACATAACCTACTCCTTATCTTTTAATAATTTATCTACTGCTACACCACATAGTACAGCAACTACCATTGCATAGCGAGGATCATTGGTGAACAACGATGTGACTACCACACCTATGATTGCACCAGTAACAAACCTACCTAATGTATTCATAACCTTTACTCCTCATCCTCTTCATCTTTATGCCCTGCATCAACAAGCATTTCTTGCTCCGCATGGTCACCCATCCAACCGATGCACATTTTCAGTGCCTTGATTGCGTCAAGCTCTCCAGAATTTACTAGCTCAATTATTGGTGTCCTCATGCTACCTCCATCAATTGTATTTGATTTTCTTTATAAACTTTCTTAGCCTTGCGTCCATGAGCAGGATAGACAATCAACTCCACATCCTTATCCCAACACGCTCGACACGTATCACACTTCCCTTGTCTCTCGTATGCTAGACAGACCTCAATGTTTCCTAGGAAACTTACTGGTGTCTCTACATAGGGTACAATAGTGGAAGTAGTAGCCCCATCAACAACTGACCCTGTGATACTATCACTGCTAAACCTAACAACAACATTGGGTAATAACGCCATTGCATCTAACACCTCCTTATATTTATCAAATTTATACTGTCTAGTTGGGAACCAATGCTTACACCAAGGCGTAGCTTTCATGATAGCATACATCTTCCAAGCAAGCTTGATTGTATAGCAGTCACCACTGTCAAACCATCGAAAGTATCGTGAGTTATCTAGCTTGACTATGAACTCATCAACAAACTCTGGACGCTTCCAATCCTCCTTGTTGTGTTGTCGTAGTGCCTTAACACTAGGCATCTGATAGAAGCCACCTCTCGCGTAGCATATCTCACAAGCATCAACTACAGCACCAGTGACAATATCAACAGCACCAGAACACGTAGTCATAGCTTCTAGTGACCATGAAAAGCATGGCATCTTGGACGCTGCACTAAACTTTATACTACTCATAATTATTCCCTCCAGAAAACTCTATTCAGACCATATTGCTTGGCAATCACTGGTAGTAAGGGACGAACTGATAACTCAGCCTCGGCTCGCATACTTCGATTAGTATTCTGTGAGACTACAGTCAATAAGACATAGCCCTCAGCATCTACAATGTAATAGGTGTACTTAGTCATGATTACTTCCTCTTGGTTTATGTTACTTATAATATACATTGTTACATATAATATACATTGTAATATACA